ATTAATCCGGCTCACGTCGGGTGAAGAGATTCTTGTCAATATTAAAGATATAAATGAGAAAACAACAACCGTAACAGACCCAGTAATATTAATCCCTGACCCAGGCGAACATGGCCGAATTAGCTTTATGCCTTATTTAAGTTATTGTGAGATGGAAGAAGGATTAATTATTAAGGAAGACCATATAATGTTTATATGTGAGCCTGAAGAAAACCTACAGCAAAAATATAAAGATATGGTTAAAGGCAAAATTAAATTACAAACACCACCACAACAAGAAATATTTACATAAATCTATTTACTTTCGGTATGATTTATGATATAATACTATCATGAATAATACTTTCTATACTAATGCTTTTCGCCACGGAAAAGTTATTAAATATACAGGTTATGAGAACGGTCAAAAAGTAAGTTACACCGTTCCATTTAAACCTACCATGTATGTTACTTCTAAACCAGTCACAGCCAAAGGATTTTGGACTGCACTTGATGGAACTGATGTAGAACCAATTGTGCTGGGAAGCATGAGTGAGGCTACTGATTTTATAAAACAATATAAAGATGTTCCTAACTTTAAAGTGTATGGCAATAGTAATTATGTTTCACAATATCTTAATGAGACATTCCCTGGAAATATAGAATGGGATAGAAATATTATTAATGTTACCTCACTTGATATTGAAGTAAAATATGGAGAGGGTTTCCCTGAGCCAGATATAGCCGACCAAGAAGTTACAGCCATCACAATGAAAAACAATATAGATGATGTCTATTATACATTTGGCTGTGGCGAGTATGATACATCTAAATCCCTTATGCAAACTCATGAGGTAAGGTATATTAAATGTCAGACCGAGAGAGAATTACTCCACAAGTTTGTATTTCATATGAATCATACTTCCCCTGATGTTCTCACTGGTTGGAATATAGAATTTTTTGATATCCCGTACTTAGTTAATAGAATAGCAAAAGTTAATGGTGGGAATAAAGAGAAAATGTTATCTCCTTGGAGAATGATAGACAAACGTGACATTCAAACAGGCTTTGGTCAAGTTCGTACTAGGTATGAATTAAAAGGTATTACTATTCTTGACTATATGCCAATCTTTAAAAAGTTTAGTTATCAATATGGTCCACAAGAATCTTATAAGCTAGACAATATAGCTAATGTAGTTCTTGGTGAGAAGAAGTTAGACTTTGGAGAAGCAGCTAACTTAAATGAATTGCATGATAATGACTACCAAAAGTTTATTGATTATAATATAAAAGACGTTGAGCTTATAGACCGTATGGAAGATAAGCTTGGACTTATTACTTTATGTTTAACAATGGCATACAAAGGTGGTGTCAATTATGATTCAGTTCTAGGGACTGTTGCAATATGGGACTCACTCATATATAGAGACTTATACTCTAAACAAATAGCAATACCACAAAATGAAGATTCATTTAAAGGTGCATATCCTGGTGGGTATGTTAAAGAACCTCAAGTAGGAATGCATGATTGGGTATGTTCATTTGATTTAAATTCTCTATATCCATCAATAATTATGCAGTATAATATGTCTCCCGAGACTATACTTCCAGCTAATGATGAGCCTGGAGTTAATGTTAAATCTGTTCTTGATGGTGAGATAAAAAATACTGAATACTATACAGCTCTTGCAGTAAATGGCGTTCGCTTTGATACAAAAAAGCAAGGTGTATTCCCAATAATAATCCAAAAATTATATGATGAACGCGTTAAATTCAAACAAAAACAAATTAAAGCTGAACAAGAATTAGAATTATGTGGCAGTAAATCAGAGCAATATGATATTGAAAAACGTATTGCCTTAGCTAAGAATCAGCAAATGGCTCTTAAGATTCTGCTTAATAGTTTATATGGCGCGATAGGTAATAAATGGTTTAGATATTGCCTTAGCTAAGAATCAGCAAATGGCTCTTAAGATTCTGCTTAATAGTTTATATGGCGCGATAGGTAATAAATGGTTTAGATATTTTGATATGCGTATTGCCGAGGGTATTACTCTTACTGGTCAAGCAACTATCAAATGGGCTGAGAAATATTTGAATGAATATCTTAATAAGACATTAAAAACTGATAAAGATTATGTAGTTGCGATTGATACTGACTCAGTATATGTCACCCTTGACGAATTTATTAAACGTTTTAAACCAGCAAACCCTGTCAATTTTTTAGATAAATTATGTTCTACCTCATTGGAAGAAGCTCTTAAAGAAGCTTTTAATGAATTATATATTTCCCTTGGTGGTTATGAAAACAAAATGGTTATGGGAAGAGAAGTAATCGCCGACCGTGGTATTTGGACAGCAAAGAAAAGATATATTTTAAATGTGCATGACAATGAAGGTGTGCGTTATACAAATCCTCATTTAAAAATTATGGGTATTGAAGCTATTAAATCTTCTACTCCTGCAATATGTCGCAAAGCATTAAAAGATATGTTTAAAAGAATTATTGAAACTGATGAGACAACAGTCCAAAGCGATATACAAAACTTTAAAAAAGTATTCTCTCAAGCATCAGCCGAGGAAGTTAGTTTCCCTCGCTCTGTACAGAATATTAAAAAATGGACTGATAAAGAAACCATATATAAAAAAGGTACACCAATTCATGTGAGGGGAGCGCTTTTGCATAATGAATTAGTTAAAGATAAAAAACTAAATAATAAAATAGAAAAAATACATAGTGGTGACAAAGTTAAATTCACATACCTTGTTAAACCAAATCCTATAAAAGAAAATGTAATTTCATTTATAGATTTTCTGCCAAAGCAGTTTAATCTTGATGAATATGTTGATTATAATCTCCAGTTTGAGAAGACATTTATTAGTGCGATTGAACCTGTATTATCTGCAGTCGGCTGGGAAAGTGAAAAGACTATATCTTTAGAATCTTTTTTCGTATAATCTATTTACTTTTGGCATTAAATATGATATAATATACTATATGAATAAATTAGACTACGTAATATTAATTCTTTTATTTCCGTACTGGTTTATTCGCTATTTAAAGGAGAAATTATGAGTAAAAATTGGGTAAAAGATATTAACAAAATGCATAGAAAGTATGGTGTCCATGAATGGATAGCTAATGCTACTGCATTTCAATTGCGTAAATATATAGAATTTAGATATGATTTCCTTAAAGAGGAAATGGAAGAAACACGTGAAGCTATTATTTATGAGGATTCTGAAGAATTGGTTGATGGTCTTATAGATTTATGTGTTGTTGCTATTGGGACTTTAGATGCAATGGGTGTTAGCACGCACAAAGCATGGGACCAAGTTTATAAAGCAAATATGACAAAAGAGGTTGGTGAGAAACCTGAAAGACCAAACCCACTAGGAATTCCAGATTTAATTAAACCAGAAGGATGGAAAGCTCCATCACATGAAGGTAATCATGGTCTTATTCCTAATTCCCATAAGGGCCAAGTCCAAGAAGAAATTTGGATTAAAGAGCAAAAGGAAAAAGATATTAGAGCTAAAATGGAAGCAGCAAATAAAGCAAGGACTGAAATTTTAGCCGATAGACCAGAGATTAATTCTCAATGGACACCTAATGCTATTGATATGATTGAGAAAGATAATGCCTAAACAATCTTGGAACGATTTCATTTTTTCTAAAACACATACCTATGACTTATGGTTGCAAAGGTATAAAGCTAAAACAGTTCATGACCTTAGTGTTATGGAACATACAAAATTTTCTAAAGAGTATAAATCTTGGAAAGAAGGAAACATAAAGAAAGTACATTAATGTATTCACTCACATTATATAAATCAATATTTGATAACAAAACTCATAAGCGTATGGACTTTAGTTCTTATGCTCAGTTTGAGCAATTGTTATTTGAATTATCTAGACAAAAACGTCCAGACAAAAAGTCAGCACCTTTAATTACTCCAGCCATATACAACCCTGACACAACAAGAGCAAATGAAAATGTTATATGTTGGGCTGGTTGGTGTGCAGTAGATGTGGATGATATCAAATTTGAAGATAGACTTGAGAAAGAAATCCTTGAACGTTATGGTAAATGGAATCATATTTGTTATTCAACTGCGTCATCCACTAAAGAACATCCAAAATTTAGATTAGTATTTCCATTATCTAAACAAGTTCCAAAGGATTCAATTAAACATTTTTGGTATGCTCTTAATAAAGAATTAGGAGATATAGGAGACCCTCAAACAAAAGACTTATCCCGTATGTATTATGTCCCTGGGAAATATGAAGGTGCATATAATTTTATATGGAATAACTTTCATGGAGTTGATATGAATCCATTTGATATTATAAGTAGGCATGATTATGTTGAACGGTCAGGTGGTTTGTTAGATAATCTACCTCCAAAAATAAGAGCACAATTACTTGCTCATCGTAAAAATGAAATGACAAATACAGATGTCCATTGGAATAATTATAAGGATTGTCCATTTGTCAATAAGAAATTAATCAAAGAGTATAGCCAAATAACTGACACAGGTTGGTATGCAAAGATGTATGCCATTATGACCTCCATTGCTGGTATTGCAATACGTAAAAAATATCCAATNACTCCAGCCCAGGTTGCAGAATTATGCAGACAAATTGATAATGACAATGGTAATTGGTATGATAATAGACCTTTAGAAAAAGAAGCAGGTAGAGCAATTGAATTCGTATACTCGAATAACTAATACAGTAAATAACTTTCAAATTGAAGTTACGACTGAAGACTTTAAAGAATTTGAAGAAGGTTATAATCCTGATACATATTCAAGTTATAAAAATTATGAAGCTGAATGGTTAGAATTTGGTTTAAGAAAAGCTGGTTTTGGTTATCAATTAAATTGGAAACAAGATATTATTTTTCCTTTTGCTCCAGAAATACTAATTGATTTAAAATTACAACCCTCATGGTCTAAAAATATTTCAATTAAAGAAAGTACAAGAAACTATGGAGAGCATATGAATACTTTCGGCAGTTTTAAAACAAATATAGAACATGGTATTGTCGCCGGTGATATACTTACTTTTGAATTAACTGCTCTTATTCCAAAAGAAATAGCACATAGAGATATGGTGAGACAAAAAAACAAATATGGATGTCCTGCAAATTATAGTCTTTTTTGTGTGAATGACTATTTACAATCCTACCAAAATATGATATAATATAACTATGAAATTTGATAAAGAAAAGCCACCTATGGCTCTAATTCCACCTGAACCTCTTTATGAAGTAGCCGATGTATTTCGGTTTGGTGCTGAAAAATATGGTATGAATAATTGGCGAGATGATGGTGACAAAACAGAATGGGCTCGCACTTATTCTTCTATTCAACGTCACCTAAATAAATTTTGGGAAGGTGAAGATATTGACCCTGAATCTGGTAAATCTCATTTAGCTCATGCCACCACTCAAATGTTAATTTTAATGGTACACCAAATGGAGCATCCCGAAATGGATGATAGATATAATGTTGATTAGACCATATACAGTTAGAGATGTAAGAGATTATTTTGTTGGTGCAAAGAACAATGATTATGCTACAACCACAGATAAGACAGGTGTTAAATGCATTGAATTAATTGGTGCATCATTTTTAGCAGATGAAGCAGCAATATTTGGTTCACCAAATATAGAATATATCCAAAAAGAAATTAGTTGGTATGAATCCCAATCACTTAATATTAAAGACATATATGGAGAAAAACGTAGACCACCTGAAGCGTGGGAATATGCTGCATCTCCAGAAGGTTTCATTAATTCTAATTATGGTCATTTAATATATTCTGAAGAGAATGGTTACCAATATGAGAACTGCAAAATTGAATTAAAAAAATATCCACATGGTCGTAGAGCAATAATGGTTTATAATAGACCAGAGATATGGGCAGACTATAATTTACTTGGTATGTCAGATTTTATATGTACAAATGCTGTGGCTTATTATATAAGAAATGGAGATTTAAATTGTTGTGTTCAAATGCGTTCTAATGATGTTGTGTATGGTTATAAAAATGATTATGCATGGCAACAATATGTTTTACATAACTTAGCATATGAGCTGGATTTAGAACCTGGTAAAATGATTTGGCAAGTCCAAAACCTACATGTCTATGAGAAACATTTTGATTTAATTCAACCTAAAACATACATGGCAGATTATAGTCCAGCACAATGAAAATAGCATTTATATTTGGAAAAGGAATAGACGGCTGTGGAGTAACAAGGGGAGCTTTAATCTTTGAGGATTATCTTAGACAAGCTGGACATGATACTTTCATAGTTGATTTTGATAATGGACAAACTTTTGGTAGAGCACAAGATGCTGATTGGCATGGTGAAGTACTTAAAGTAAATAAAAAAGTTAATGATGTAGATACATCTGTAGTTGACAAGATTAATTCATGCAACATAGCTATATTTCATTCTCACCCTACCCGTAAACAATCACAATATTCTGATAGGTACCGCAGGTTTCTAGAAAAAATAGACCAACCTATTATTGTTATGCATGACCATGCAATAGCTAAGACAAATGTTAATGCTGTTCCACAAGCTTGTGAAATATTTTCTAAAGCTGATGTATGTGTTATACAAAGTTTAGTTGGTTATTCAAATGAAGCTTATACTAATTTTGACCCTGGTTTATCTAATGTTATAATGGAGAATCCTATTTGGTTAGACCCTAATGAATATAATAAATTTAATCAGAAAGCAGAAGATAGACAAAAGCATTTATTATATCTTGGAAGAATGTCTCCATTAAAAGACCCAGCAATGATTTGTAGAATGGATAGAGATGATATGAAAGATTGGGACCTATCTATTATTGGTTGTGAAAATTCTATCTCGTCAGTGTCTATGTATTCTGATGACTTAACAATTAATCCTTCACCTTATGTTCCAGCATTTAGACAAAAAATATATCAGCATTCATTAAATAAGCAAGGAGTATATACTTTAAATGATAAAGAAAAAGCTAAAGATGGAAGAATTAATTCATATGACAGATACAAATATGATTTTGGTATGAATTCACTAGGCACATCCTTTGCTTCTTGGTGTGGATATAAATTATCTAACACTGCTGAATATGGTAACCGTATGGAATATACTATGATTGAGTCATTCCTATTGACTCTCCCAATTATTAATACACACTTTGCTGAGAATGGATATTCTCCTGAGGGAAAATTATGGGGTGAATATGATGGTCCATTAATTTGTCAAGCAAGAGAAGAAGATTATTTAGCTGACCAATTAAATTATCTATGGGATAATAAATCAGAATGGAATGAAAGAACTAAAGCATGTAGAGATTTAATATTTAAATTTAATTCTATTGAAAACCTTGGTGCAAAATTTCTAACAGATGTTATGGCAATAGGCAAAAGAGCCAACAAAATAAATGCCATAGATACTATAACTAATTACTTCCCTGAGGCAAAAGAATTAAGAGAACAAGGAAGAATTATTATGTCCTCAGCTAATGGGACATTAAAAAAGACACCGTTAATAGTAGGAGATGACGGGAAGCAACAAATTTATAAAGCTCCTCAAAATACACTGGAGAGTTTTTTTGCATAGTAAAAGAATAGTAGTAGATTATGATGACACCATTGCTCTTAATAAAAATAGAGATTGGATAAACGCTGTGCCAAATACTCCGCTTATTAAAAAAATGAATAAGTTATATTATGAAGGCTGGACAATAGATATATTTACAGCAAGAGGTTCTATCTCATGCAATACTAGAAAAGCTGCATCTGATAAATATAGAGATGGTATAGAAACCTGGTTGACAAAACATAAAGTTAAATATAATATATTATCTTTTGATAAACCATTAGCAGCATATTATATTGATGACAAAGGTATTAGTCCTGAATTATTTTTAGAGACTGATATAAGACCACTCAAGGGTGGCTTGTCAGGTTCTGATATTTATACTGATGGTACATTAGTTCATAAGACAGATGTCAATTCACATGCAGTTCACCAATGGTTTCTTGATACAAAAGCAATTACTTGTGTTCCCCGCGTAGAAAGAGTAGTGGGTGAGACAATTACAATGGAATATATTCATCATAATAAAGATTATTTTAAAGATAATCATTTTATAGCTTTAGGTTTAATTCAAGATACTCTTGAAAAATATAAAACCTTGCCAATTAAAAAAGAATATAATTTTGTAAGTTATAAAACAAGGATTGTCAAACATAATGAATTAGCTAATGGCTTATTTTCTGAAGTTGTATTTAGTTTAGGTCAATATAATCTTGACCAAAGCTTTTCACATGGAGATTTTGGTATAACTAATTTCTTATTTAATGAACATAAGTTATGTTTAATTGACCCAATACCAGATATGTTTGGATGTACTGAATTAGATGCAGCTAAATTTTGTGCATCTCTTTGGATTAATAAATATAAACCTGAGGTATGTGATTTAGCATTAAATGCTATGTCAGTATATAACAATATTAAAATGGTAAAGTTTAGAACTTTAGTTGCAGCAGAAATGGTGAGAGTTTATAAGTATCACCCAAACAAGAATTTTATAGAGGAGTGTGTAAGCGATGTTTTTAGATAGAGCTAAGATAGCAAATGAATTAGGTATACCCGTAGAAGAAGTTAAAATAGGATTTACTTGTTCGACATTTGATTTATTTCATGCCGGACATATAGTAATGCTACAAGAAAGTAAAAGCTTATGTGATTACCTTATTTGTGGATTATTAACTGACCCAACAATTGACAGACCAGATACAAAGAGTAAACCAATTCAAACTCCGTTTGAAAGGTATGTTCAACTATCCTCTTGTCGGTATGTTGATGAGGTTATACCATTTGAAACTGAGCAAGAAATAATTGATATGGTTTTATCTATTCAGCCTGACATAAGAATAGTTGGAGAAGAATATAGAGATAGAGACCACACCGGAAAAGGTTTATGCCCAGTTCATTATAATAAAAGAAAGCACTCATTTTCCTCAACCTCTCTGAGAAAAAGAGTACAGGACGCAGAAAATGGCCGAATTTAAATACGCTAGTATAGTACCTCTTATTGGAGGTGGAACCATAGCTATGGAAAATGTATTTGGCAAAAGGCCAGCATACATTATGTCATATAGAGAATTTGCAAATCATGACAAGCATTTAGTAGAACATTATAGGAAACAATGCAGTGACCCTGAAGATGGTAGAAACTATGTTCCTTATTATATGTTAGGTGAACCAACTATCTGGCATGGTCAACAGCAAGGTGAAGGTCCTATTGGAGAAATGAATGGAAGGTATGTTGATGTAGTTAATACTATATGTCCATGCGCTGGTCTCTCTTCTTTAAACGTTGCACCATCAGGTCAGGCAGAAATAAATGATTATATGGCTAAGACAGCAAAGTACATCTTAGAAGAAGTAGGTCCAAAAGTATTATGGGGAGAAAATGCTCCAAGATTGGCTACCAAATTAGGTGAGCCTGTTGTGAAAAAATTAAGAACCTTAGCAAAAAAGAATGGCTATACATTTTCTTTATATAAAACAAAAAGCATATTACATGGACTAAGTCAAGTACGGGACAGGTCATTCTATTTTTTCTGGAGAGGTGATAGTGTTCCTATGTTTGATTGGTATGATAGGCCTAATGAGAGAATAGAAGATTTAATACGTAATACTAAATATGATATTAATGACCCTATGTCGAAATTAACTAATGAAAGTACTCCAAGTAAAGATGATTTGCACTACAAATATATATTAGAAAAATTACATAATGGCATGAGTCATAATGATTTTCAAAAGACACTAGAAAGAAGTGTTAATGTTCAAGAATATGTTGAAAAACATAGTAATTATAATGACTATGCAGATTGGCTAGAAGGTCTTGGTGAAAATGAAAAGGCACAAAAAGCAAGAGGTATGCATAAAAAATTAGATGATGGTGGTAATATAATGAGACGTACTACTGAAATCCCATGCGATTTTATTGGAGCATTTGTTGCTCACCTACCTTTTAAATTAGCTCACCCAGATGAAGATAGATATCTAACATATAGAGAGGCAATGGGTGTTATGAAATTGCCAGAAGATTTTAATCTTATAGACCCTAAGAAAAATCTTAATCATATATGTCAAAACGTACCAGTAACTACTGCAATGGATATGGCATATAATGTTAAGAAGTTTTTAGAGGGTGGATGTGAAATGATATATGATGACTTTGTTATACAAGATAATAAATCCCATTCAATTCAAACCACGCCAAATACTTTAGAAAAATTTATGTAAATCTATTTACTTTGGCTGATATTTATGATATAATAGTAGTATACTTTGAAATTAATAGGAGATATAAATGGGTATAATGGATAAATTGCAGAAGAATTCTAGGATTAAAGAGACTGATACTCTTGACAAATCCAAGATTTTTTCTAACCAAGAGATGGTACCAACAAAGGTTCCAATGATTAATGTTGCTTTATCAGGAGACCCTGATGGTGGATTAACCTCAGGACTGACTGTATTGGCAGGACCATCTAAGAATTTTAAAACTTCCTTTGGATTATTAATGGCGGCAGCATATTTAGAAAAATATGATGATGCTGTTCTATTGTTTTATGATTCAGAATTTGGTTCACCCCAGCAATACTTTAAGTCGTTCGGTATCGACACTTCCCGAGTACTCCATAGTCCCATTACTAATGTCGAGGAACTGAAGTTTGACCTAATTAATCAATTAGAGAATATTGAACGCAAAGATAAAGTTATTATTATGATTGACTCTATTGGTAATCTTGCATCTATTAAAGAATTAACTGATGCTATGAATGAAAAATCAGTAGCAGATATGTCAAGGGCAAAAGCTCTTAAAGGTTTATTTAGAATGACCACACCATATTTGACAATGAGAGATATTCCATTACTTGCTGTCAATCACACATACCAAGAGATTGGTTTATTTCCTAAGGCTATTGTATCAGGTGGTACAGGTATTTATTACTCAAGTGATAATATCTGGATTCTTGGTAGACGACAAGAGAAAAAGGGAACAGAAATTATGGGCTATCACTTTGTGATTAATGTAGAGAAATCTAGATTTGTTAAAGAGAAATCTAAGATTCCTATATCAGTAACATGGGAAGGTGGTATTGAACAATATTCTGGTCTATTAGATTGTGCAATGGAAGGTGGCTATGTAGTTAAACCTTCTATGGGCTGGTACTCTAAGGTTGATAAAAAGACTGGAGAGATAGAAGATAAAAAGGTTCGTCAAGCTGAGACTCTTAAGGAATCATTTTGGAAACCTATCTTTGATAAAACAGATTTTAAAGAATATCTTAAACGTAGATTTGAGATTGGTCATGCCGATATGATTAAAGTCTCACACTTAGAAGAGGGGTGGGATGAAGATTGAAACATTAATCCTTAGGAACTTAATGTTGAATGAGGATTACACTAGAAATGTAATACCTCATTTAAAAACTATATACTTTGAAGAACCATATAGAGCAGTCTTTAATGAGATTGTTGGATTTGTTAATAAGTATAGTAAGCTACCAAGTGCTGATGCACTAAGTATTGAATTAAGAAATAATACTAACGTTGGCTCTGACTCTTTAGCTCTTATTCCTGAAATAAGTGTTCAAAAAGGAGAGGAAACTGTTGAATGGTTAATAGAACATACAGAAAAATGGTGCCAAGATAGAGCAATCTATTTAGCAATTATGAATTCAATTGATATTATAGAGGGTAAGCATGAAACTTTAGATAAGAATGCATTGCCTGAAGTATTATCTGAAGCTCTTGGAGTTAGCTTTGATTTAAGAGTTGGCCATGATTATGTTGATGATTCAGATGCTAGGTATGAATTTTACCATAGAGCAGAGGAACATCTACCATTTGACTTAGTAAAATTTAATGAGATAACCAAAGGAGGCTTAGTTAATAAGTCACTGAACGTGGCTCTGGCAGGTACAGGCGTGGGTAAATCACTATTTATGTGTCACGTAGCAGCCGGTGCTTTAACTCAATTTAAAAATGTGTTATATATAACTATGGAAATGGCTGAAGAACGGATAGCTGAGAGAATAGATGCTAACCTTATGAATGTTCCCCTTGACCAATTAGAGAATTTGTCAAAGGATATGTTTGATAAGAAGATGCATAAGCTAACTGATAAAGGTGTAGGCAAATTAATTGTTAAGGAATATCCTACAGGTGCTGCAAGTTCTATCCATTTCAGAGCATTATTAAAAGAATTAAAAATTAAGAGAGACTTTAAACCTGATTTAATTTGTATAGATTATTTAAACATATGTGCAAGTTCACGTATGAAATCTTTAGGTGGAGCAATAAATTCATATACTTATGTGAAAGCAATTGCTGAAGAATTGCGTGGCTTGGCTGTAGAGTATAATTTACCTATTGTCACAGCCACACAAACCACACGTTCTGGGTTTGCTAGTTCAGATATTGGACTTGAAGATACCTCAGAATCATTTGGTCTACCAGCAACGGCAGACTTAATGTTTGCTATTATATCTACTGAAGAGTTAGAAGATTTAAATCAGTTAATGATTAAACAATTAAAGAATAGATATAATGACCCAACAGGAAAAAATAAAAAGTTTGTTGTTGGAGTTGATAGAGCTAAAATGAGATTATATGATGTAGAAGATTCAGCCCAAACTTTAAATGTGAGGGATGACCCACCAAAAAAACAATTTGAGGATTTTAAATATGAGTAGTTTATTACAAGGAAAAGCTTGGGGAGAAAAATATACTCACCTAGCTAAAGAAATATCTACATGGAGTAAAGACCCAAGCACTAAAGTTGGTGCAGTAGTTATTGGCGAACATGGTCAATTATTATCTCAAGGATTTAATGGTTTCCCAAGAGGAATCCATGACACAGATGATAGACTTAATAATAGGGAAAGAAAATATGAGTTAGTTGTTCATGCAGAAATGAATGCTATATATAATGCTTCTCTTACTGGTGTGTCTTTAAAAGATTCTACTTTATATGTTTATGGTTTACCTATTTGTAATGAATGTGCTAAAGGAATAATCCAAGTTGGAATTAAAAAGGTTGTTGCTACAAGACCTCAGATATATAATTCTGAATGGGATAAATCAAATAAGAATGCCGAAGCTTTATTAAGAGAAGCTGAGGTTATGTATTTAATTGACGTAGAGGAAGAGTTATGAAACCAGGACCATTAAAGTCAGCATTTGAAACAAGCACCAAAGGTGTTTTATATCAAGAATTTATTACATATAAAATTAATCTTAATGGTTGGTTGACCAAAGAAACAGTTACACGAAGTTTTAAAGGTGATGGCAATTACCATGACACATCACATCACTTGCCTTTGGTGAAGATTAATGAGTAAGACAATGATACCATACGTTATAAGGAAAAGGGATGCTAATAAAAATGTATTGTCTAAAAAGATTATGAGTCATGGAACTTATAGATGCAAGCGACATCCTAATTCTAAGAGATGCCAAAATGGATGAATGGAAAGAATGGATAATAACTATAATACTATTACCATTTTTCATACTTGGCTTTGCAGTGTTATATATTATTATGGTTGCCACAGTTTTGATGGCAATGTTTATTGAATGGTACAATAATGTACCTTTACCTAGGAGTAAAAAGTGAAAGAAAAAATTAAACGTTTAGGATGGTTTATGACCGGATTCCTATTAATGATGGGAACACATGTTATGGCAGCTGGTAGCGGTGCAGTAGTGACAGACCATTACAAAGAAGTTGTCTATGTAGAACCATATACAATTGAAGTATGTGAACAACAGCAAGTAGCAAATCCAGATGACCTTATTAATAGTGCATTTTGGGGAGCAATCTTTGGTGCAGTTGTTGGTGATGCTATAGATGATGAACATGGTAAACTACCAGGAGCTATTATAGGTGCAGCTATTGGTTCAGAAGAAGCCAAAAAGAATAGTACTACCACAGCTATGGTTTGTAAACAGGAAACCAGACAACAAAGAACTGTACGCAATGTGTATAGTCATTCAACAATTGAATTTGATTACGAAGGTTCTTATTATGAAGTCAACTTTACTAAAAGATAACATACCATTTCAAAAATGGTCATTTGTAGACCAACATGGTAGAGATGATGACCATTGGTATGTGCGGTTAGAGGGTGGTGAATATCATAATGTCATTTTTAGATATACTAATATTAAACTTAATGATAAAACTGAGTCCATAAACTTTGATTATGAAATTGTAGACTATCCAATGGATGACCCTCATGGTGAAAACCTTTTTAATCAAGCATTGGGAGATATATTAAAAAGCATATTAGACGACGCAATGGAAAAACAGGACTATGTGCTAGGTAAAAAGTAATGAATGTGAAAGAAACTCTGACTATTTTGTCAGAAGAATGCGCTGAAGTTATACAAGCCACCTCTAAATTAATTAGATTTGGCCCGTATGATGAAGAGCACGTAAGTGAATTAGAACAAGAATTAGCAGATGTAATGGCTATGATTATTATTCTTGAATATTATGGGTATATTAAAATGGAAAATATCCAAGATGGGATAGTTCCTAAGCTTCAAAAGCTAAAAAAATATAGCAAAATCAAAAACCTTAATAAAATCATCAAGAATTTATAATTATATAAATAGCTTTATATCTCAATTTATATAAGGTTATTAATGCAGTCATTTAGGGTCCACACAAACGAGGCACAAGCTCTCAAATTTTATAACTTGCTTCCCACGAAAGTAAGGCATACCATTAATAGAATTCGAAATAAAGATAAGTATAAAGCTGCCTTGCTTATGATAAAACATTTGAGAAAAGACCCTGATGTTATATCAAGAGGTTTAACTAAAGCCAGGATTCAAGGAATTGCTGCTGACCATTTTGGTTTAAATCCTAGAGAGTTTGCAAAGATATTAAATCGCCAAACAAGATATGAAGTAAAAGATTATAATCTCGGTAAAGAGATAGGAAATCTAGAAGAGCTAGAAGAGGCCTATTCAATTCAATATACAAGTAAGAATGATATTAAACATATACCTTATTCTGCTGAGCAATTAAAAGATATTGATAAATTATATACCAAAACAATAAAACTGCATTCATCACCTTTAATATTTGATACTACTGCCTCGCTTTCTAAAAAAGGTATTCCCGATGGGAAGATTAAAGTTCAAACTGCTATATTTAAAAATATTAAGCCAGCAGATTATCCCAGTTTAGTAGGTCCATCAGGTAAAGGTTCACTTCTTATTAAAGGCACTGGCTCAGGTAGTGATAAAAAAGCTGAAGTATTAAAAATGTTTGGTATTAAAACTAATACAGACTTTTTAGAATTCTTCCAAGCAATTGGATTATTCATACCAAATAAATTAACTCCATCTAAATTTAAAGAGCAATTACTTGATATGGAAGGTACGATTTCTGGTGATTTTAAAATAATTAAATTTGTTCCTAAATGGGAAGAATTTGTCACCTATCTTAATGCAGATAAAGAGATTGGTGCTGATGTTATATCCTTAGTTAATGGAAGTTATTTTTGGCGTAAAGATGCTGGAGTTACCAAGCCTTATGTAATTTGGGATGGTATTAAAAAATATTATAGTTTAATGAGAAGCAAAGAAGGTATAACAGGTGTTATTAAAGACAACACAGCAGATTGTGTTCTTATTGATGGCACATATGCACAATTAGAAAAAGCATTAACAGGCACTTCCCAAATTAATATGGATGAAAACACTGGTAAATTGACATGCGATGATGTGTCATGGTATCAAATATCTTTAAAACTTGGTGAAGGTAGCGCTAGACTTGGTAAAATTACAAAGCTTCTTACAGGTGCTTACCCAGTTGATGGAGAAGTTCAAAACACTTTAACTAGAGCTGGTATTGACCCAAGTTGGTTTAAAGAGGATGTAGAATTGAATAATGAATTTGAACAATTATTACAAGAAGGATTTTTTGGAGATACTGTTGGGAGAATGAAAAAAGCTGGTGCTGAAATGTTTAATAAATTTAAAGTAGCTGCTATGGCTATATTAAAATATTGGAAAAAGCTTCAAGGATTTATGAAGAAGCTTGTGAAATTCCATGAAAGAAATACAATGAAAGAAATTCAAAAAATAACTAGAGGTAGCAAATTCCTAAAAGAGGAAGTCCTTGAAGAAGATGTGATGAATGAAATGTCTCAAGCTGCAATGTTTAAAGCTATTGTTAATGATAAAGGTAAAAGAAACTCTCCTAATACAAAATTTAATAATCTTCTTAATGCACGTTTTGGTGATATTACAAAAAATAAAAATAGTGAATATATTTCTGTAAATTTTGAAAAAGCTAACATTGAAATTGTAGATGAAACAATTAATTTTTTAATAGGTAATGCTATATCATTTCCAATTATTCAAGCTATTATTGATGATGTAAAAAAGAATGGTATTGATGTTGTTAATAACTTAGTTAAAACTATGTCAATGGGAGATACTAATATGCCGGTTGTTAAAGTATATGGTAATCCATCTAAAGCTGATACTGAAGTTATTACTGTTGGTAAACTCACTCAAACAAATCCAATGTTAGGTGACAAACAAATTAAAGTATTAAAAGTTGGTATAGTACCACATAGAACACATAAAAAATATTGGGTAATTAATTGTTGGATATTTGCTGAGTTAGATGGAGATATAGCTAAATACCATCAAGTAGCATTTAAAAAGAGTGGTGAAAGTTCATTTAATTTTAATATTGAAGGTACAGCCACTGTTCCAGAAAATAAAATCAAACTCTTTCCGGTATCATAATGAATTTAAAAAGACATATAAAAGAAGCTAAGAATACTCATATGACTCACATAGAGGATATGGTTATAGATGGCGGCGTGAAAGGGGCACGTGCGGCTATCTTTGCTTTAAGAGATTTGAGGGATATGTTAGGTGGTAGTACTAATGATTCAAAGCAAGTAACAGT